TCCTTATTTATGTGTTCCAACAATGCAACAAATTGTGCCTGTTGAGGTTTTCCCACACCTGAATTCTGTTCTGTATAGACCTTATTGTATGTATAACAATCATCTGGTCCGTATATGTTCTGTAAATCACCAAACTGTAGTGAATCATATCCTACTAAACATATGTTTTTATACCCATGATGAACAGCATAACCTAATGCATATATTCCACAAAAGGTGTTCTTGAGCAATTCATTTGTATATATAACTATGTTGTTTACATGGGAATAGGAATATCCAATCATATATGATGTCTGTCCTTCTCCTCTGTAATCTTCTCCTTGAACTACAAATCTATCATCCCCCTCGACTCGATTTTCAATCACTTCACCAGGTAGTCCATGTTTCATAATATCCCACATCTCTATAGGTATCTCATTCCATTCTCCTACACACACTGGATGTTTCTTGTAGTATTGGTCTGTAATCATTTCATTCTGTGGTGCGACATCTTGCACAAACAGTAAGTCTGGTGTATAGTCTCTGTAGACCATATTCATTCCCCACCACTCTGATAAGTCACTCGGGTTTACATTCTTTCTTGATGGTCCGTTACCAACAAGATACAGCATATCTAATTTGTCTTGCATAGTTCTATAAGTTTTGCCTTATACACTTTATGTTCAAAATGTATAAATGTTTTGTATTTGCTTATTCTTGTCCATACATCTGGATAAACAATCGTTTCAGTAATCAATTCATTCCATTTAGAACTGTAATTGGTTATCGCATCTAGTATACACATTGTCTCTAAAGATATTTTCTTCCCTAGAAATTGTTTAAGTAAGAATGGATGTTGACCATTCTTAACTGTTAGAACTTCTTGTATTGTTTTCTTCTCTAAAAGATAACCTACTTCTTGTTCAAACATATGTGATAGTTTTTGTAATCTCTTCTTTCTTTCTGTAAACACTTTCTTTGCCTCATTCTCTAGTAAGTCGCCAACCCACATGTCTTTTAGACTAAGGTTGGAAACATAAAATTCTTGAAGTTCATCCTTGTATAGTCTTGCAAGTTTACCAAAATGAAATCTATCATTGCGTTTTAAGAAGGAAGATAGTTCTGCTTTGACACGACCATTGTATTGAACAAAGTCATAATCTTTAGAGTTGAAATGCAATTTGATTGCAAGATACAACTGATAACTATCAAATCCTTCTCGACTTGACATTACGAACCGACTATAATCTTTTTCTTTTTAGGTACCTCAATACCTGATATTGCAGTTCTATATGCTTCAACAACTTGTTCATTTGTCTCTGCAACAAAAACATAATTTTGAATGAACATTGACTTAGGGTTAATCATGCCGGTTACTGCTACACCTTTTGCAAACCCCATACCGCCATCTGGCGCCTGAACAATCATCTTAGGATTCTTCAACTCAATACCATTCTTATTATCGACTAGTTCTCCGATATATTCACCGGACATAGTTATCACTGATACTACATTTCCTTTTTTCATAATTTCTCCTTATGATATAAAACTTTCAAGTGACCCACGACTTGCTTTTTCTCTATTGATGAGTTTAAGTTTCTCTGCCTCAGCAGTCAACTTCTCTTTCAATGGAATCGAAAGTAATCGTTTTGCACCCTCAGGTTCTACATTATTTAATTCACATACTTTGAGTATTGCACTCATGATGTCCGTTCTATTACCGATAAGTAGTTTTTCTACTTGTTCTGTAAATTCTTTTCTAGTTATCATTACCAAATTTCTCCTCACGAAACCAAAGATTGAAAGCATATTTCTCTCCTTCTAATACAGGTAGACCTGCATGTTGAGAAAACTCATCTCTCACATTTGACTCCGGTTTACAATTATACCACACGATGATTGAACCCATTTTGGGTTGCACATTAAGACCCAATCTATTGAATCCTGTTTCGCCACCCTTTGGGACATCTCGAAGATATCCTAAGACAGTCAACAATCTTTGACCGCCTGTCTTCACATACTTATCATTATGATGCACATCATCTTTATCAAATGAATCGAAATGATAATCATATTTTTGTCCAACATCATAGTGAACAATCTGAAATGGTTCTGCATTTTCTAAAGGCATACGAACCATTTGTGAAATTCTTTCTGCAACTCCTAGTATAACAGGAGATGCATCATGTGACAACCAGGTATTCGAACCTGTTCTGCCTTCATGTTTTTGTCCTTTACCATCTTCACTTACTACACTACTTGGTTCTAAATTTTGCCATGAGTGTAGAAGTATTTCTTCGCACTCTTCATGTGATATGAAGTCATGAACAATTGATATTCTATGAACATCATTGTGATAGATGTTTATCATATACCGTATAGATTCTCGTATTGTTTTCTTAGTTGAACTAAGTCTTCTATGTGTTCATCTGGTGTTGATGAGAAGATTTGAAATGTATTTAAACCCTCGATACCTACTATTGCAGTAATCTCTTCTACAGGTTTGCCTGTAAGTTCTTCAACCATAAGTGCATATGCAGTCATCTGAATATACCATTGTTTCGCCATGTATTCTTCTTTTATTTTACCTGATGATTTAAAATCTATAATTGAAAGTGAATTGTTAAATAGACCAACACAATCGACACGACCAGCCAACCGTAGTTGATTAGAGTAGAGAGGAGCTTCAAGGGCAATAGGTATAATTTCATCAAGAACTGGTTGAACAGCCTTGAACATTCCCTCTTGAAGAACATTCTCAAACTCGATGTAGTCTTTTTCTTTTCTGAGATAATCTTCAATATGTTGGTGAAACGATGTTCCTCTTGTTGTTGCTTGTTTGGTGATTTTGTTTGCCGTCTCTTCACCGACTCTCTTTCTCCATAACTTGATTTGGTCTTTACTATGCAAACCTGTCACTGTAGTGACACTAGGATATCTTATAGATTCTTCAGCACCCTCAGTAGTATAGTATCTCTTGCCATCTACTGTTATTGTTTTTAAGTCTATATGTTCGAGTTCGTGAAGTTCTAATTTATCTGTTTGCACTTGTGTCATTTCTTTTTCCTTGCCTGTATAGCGGCATGTTTCTTAACAATCTCTCTGGTCTTAATATCTTTACCAGATGCCTTATGTAAATGCGAACCTTTATGACCCTCACCTATTTTTGATAACACTTCTTTGAAACCATCATCTGTTTTTACTCTGTCGCCAACACCACCAACTGTAGTAGGTGCGCTTAGTATTACTTGTCTTAGATGTGGATTATCTTTCTTGAATTGTTCTAGTTTGGTGTAAGACATGATTCGTTCTTCTATGCAACCAGTCTCTAGATTTTCGAAATCATATGCAGGCATTATGAATTATTCTCTATTAGATTATCTTCTACAATCTGTTTCACTTTAGATTCTTTATACCATAGACCACTATAAATTGTTGTAGTGCCATCAGACCATTCTACGATATATCTTTTATAACCATAAGGTCTTTCTGAAAAGATTCTCACATCACCATAACTTTCTACTAATAATCTCATAACATAAATTGTGGAACATCTCTGTTAGTCCACTTTGCAAAACTTTTCTTGTATTCTCTGTAGTATTTATGATACGCCTGGAGAGAATTATTTTCAACCTTAACATCATCTGGCATACATTGTGGTGGTTCTGACCATTCGCCTAGTTGAATGTTGTTAGGTATATTGTCTAGTAAGTTTCTAAGTTTAGAATCTGTCATATGAACTTTGCCATAACGATATGTGTATTCATCACATAGATTAGTAAACATATCATATGCATACTGATACTGAATGGCATTTTCACGAACCCACCTTGTAGATGGATGATTTATATGTGATGCTTTGTATAGTATATCTTCTCTATCTGAATCTAATCGCCACCTCTGTATCTTACGACCATTCTTAGATAAACCATAATACGCTTCACCGTCTAACATACGATGTGCAGTAGATAACATCTGAGCATACTCGATAATCATCTTGACTACATGTTTGTCACAATGCAGTGTAGCGGATACTTCTGGTTCTTTGTGAAGATAAAATAAATTCATAACTCTTTAATTTCTTGTAGAATCGATTCTACATTTTTCCATGCAAGGTGA